TTCCTGAGTGCACCCACCGTGGCAGTGGAACAAGGGTTTGCCATCATCGTTGATGCTGATGCTGAGTGAGGGATTCTTGTCTCCATTGCCCTTGCCGTGGCCTGGTACGGGGCAACTTGCTACCCACTGGCCGTTGGCCTTCTTTGCGTTGCCGAGCTGCTTGGCTATTTGTTCTGCTTGCATATTGCCTCTACTTGTTCTATGCGTTGCCCAATCCATGCCATTACAGGCACTGCCATGCTGTTGCCCAGCGCCTTGTAGCGTGGACCGTCAGGCGTTGGCTTGTTCTTTGATTTGATGTCGGTGTAGCTGTCGGGGAAGCCTTGCAGGCGCTCGCATTCCACTGGCGTGAGACGGCGCACGGCCATGGATTGCTTAACAAACAAACTTCCATTGTCAGCACTTGCATTACCATTCCACTTTGTGCCATAAGCGGCAGTTAAACAATCTGCTGTTTGCTGAAATGGCTGCATAACTGTTGGGCCAGTGCCTGTGCCATCTGCCCTGTTTGTCAAAGGAACAGCCACATCGCCTGTAATTGCGGCGTTGTATATGTCTGTGCCTACTGCCACCGCCAAGTTACCTTGGGCATTACCAGCAATACGCATGGTTGGAGTTACATTGATTTGCGAGTCCATTCCATCATCACATCCGCTGAATGCGATTGGCGCAGCCACGCATTGATTGTGTTTTGATTCTGATTTTGTCAGCGTCAGCGCCTGATCATGGTTGTACTTTGGCGTTTGCTCAGTAGTGAATGCGATAGGTTGCGCCACGCCATGCTGATCAGCCTTAGTGAGACATGGTGCAATGTCATGCATTGGCTCTGTGGCGTTGCCACCGTTCTCCGGTTTGCGTCCAATCCAATTGCCAGGTATGCCGTAGGCTGGAATCAAGTCTTCTGTTTCATAGTCGTAACGCTGGCCAGCGCCTCGTGTAAGGCACTTGGCAGGGTCTTCCCTCTTTTCTCTGCTCGGCGCAGGATGCCCTGACAGGCTGTAGCGCTCAAAAAGTACCGCTGCGGCAGCTCGCCAGTCTCCAAGGTGTCCGACAACGAACACACGGCGGCGGCGCTGTGCCACTCCAAAGTATTGAGCGTCAAGAACCCTGTAGGCGAACCCATACCCGAGTTCCCCCAACCCTCCGAGGAATGTGCCAAAGTCTTCTCCTCCGTTAGATGACAGAACGCCAGGGACGTTCTCCCAGACCAACCATCGGGGGCGATATTTGTCAGCAATGGCAAGATAGGTGAGCATGAGGTTGCCACGAGGGTCATCCAATCCTTTTCTGAGTCCTGCGACTGAGAATGACTGGCAGGGAGTTCCTCCGACGAGAAGATCGACATTTGATTCAATTGACCACTCCTTAAATTTCGTCATGTCGCCAAGGTTTGGCGTTGATGGATAGTGATGTGCCAGCACCTCTGATGGGAATCTCTCGATCTCCGAATAGGCCACAGCCTCCCAGCCAAGGGGATGCCATGCCACTGTTGCCGCCTCAATACCACTGCAAAGTGATAGATATTTCATGTTGTGTTTTTTATGAGGAAAAAAAAGCCGAGGCTGTCACACCTCGGCACTTGACTGATGTCAGTTAAAACATTTCGTCTTCACTGGCGGCCACAGCAGCCGCCGCAGGCGTTGGCTTCGCCACAGGGGCAACAAACGGCGCAGGAGCTGGCGCCGCAGCCTGTGCCACGAACTCGGCATCAGACTGGTCCATACCGGCAGGCTTGTCAATCCACGAAACCAGGTTAAATGCTGGTATGCGGGTTGTGCCCTTGCCGATCTTCTCCAGCTTTGAGCCTGTGTACTCAAGCACCGGCATCTTCCCAAGGTTGGCTGCACGCTGTGCCGCGCAGGCCGTGTACATCTGCTCAAGCCCCATGTTGGGGCCGACACCGTTAGAACTCCACTCCACAGTGCCAAGTTCCTTGTTGTAGAACTTGACGATGAACCCGCGCTTGTGCTCAGGAGACGGCTGTGGACCTTTACGGCCGAGTTCGGCGTCAGGATTCCACTCGCGCACACCGACACCCAAAAGGAGCCAGCCTGTTTGCACGGCGTCAATGTCGAACACGACCTTCTTGAGTTGGATTTCCTCGCCGAGGTTGTTGGTCCAAGCGTTGGCTTGGGGAGAGAAGCGGATGTAGTTACCAGAGCCGCCAGCAGAAGAGAGATTTAGCATTTGCGTTTTGCTTTCAAAAGTTACAGGGGTTGCATTATTGACTCAAGCCGCGATCTCTCGCAAGCGTCAAGCCACTTGATACCTTGGCCGTGAGATCGTCCAAGATAACTCTTTGATCCTTTGGAAGCAGTTTCTCTGCCGCCGCTGGAGTAATTAGGTTTGATTCAAATATGTCGACATCGGATAAACCCGCAGCGATCAATTCGGCACGCGCATTGGATTCATCAAGCCACTTGCGTGAGGCGCGTTTAGGTTGCAACTGCCAGCCAGGCACGACCATGCCGTCCTTTTCCATGGCCGACATTGCATGATCACGCACTGCGTCAATAAACTTCTCCACCATCGGTGCGCGGTCCAAGATGTCGCTGATCTGCTGTGGCGTGAGAGACAGCATCACTTCTTTGACGTCATCTTTCTTGAGTGCTGTGATGTCTGGCTGCGCCGCCACCACGTCAAATGAAGCCTTCTGTGCAGAGCAAATCGTCTTGGCGGGACACCACTGGCAGGCTGACTCTGATGGCGCGTAGCGCGGAGCCTGGCTCACAGCTTCATTGATGGCGGGCAGCATTACTTGCGTCTCCCACACGCCCAGCTCGTCGGCCGACATGCGGTGGATGCGCTTGTCGCCATGGTGCGGTTGGATGATCTGGAACTCGACTTCCTTCACGCGCAAGTTGTTGACCTTCATCGCGCCCAAGGCGTAGATCTTCATCTGCTCGCTGTCGGCGTCAACGTAGCCGCGCCCTGTCTTCAGATCTGCAATGGTGAGCTTCTCTTTGGTGATGGACCAGCCAACCACATCAGCAGTGCCTTGCAGGCTGAATGCGGGTGTGTCGTAGAGCTTGAAGAGCTGCTCTACCTTGACGTGCCCCAGCTCGTCCTGAATGGCCCAAATGGCTTGCAGGTGCTCCAAGGCGAACTCGCAGTTCTCCTCTGTCATGGTGATGCCCTCGACCTGCTGCCCGACGAACTTCATGGGGTCGGTGTCAAGCTGGAAGCAGGTTTCGGCCAGCGCGTGGATGGCTGTGCCAATCTTGGCGGCCTCACCTGACTCCTGATAGGGCACAAGCGTTGAGAGCCGCGCAGAGGCTGGGCAGGCGATCCAGCGCGAGGCAGATGATGGCCGCAGTTTCAGTTGTTTCATATCTGGTCTTCGTTGATGTTGTTGTTGATGAGCAGGATATAGGCGATCTTTCGCACCTCGTTGCTGGCTGCGTGCCCCAAGTCTTCGGGGTCCAGCAGGCGCTTTAAGAAGACGATGTGCTGCTGGTTGAGCTTGCGTTGTTTCTCCAGCTCTGTACCGAGCCAGATGATGTGCTCACGCAGGGTTTGGCGCTCTTTGTCATCCATAGTGCTTCCCCCAATAGGCGATCAGAGCCGAATCCGACCTCCCATCGTCCTTGACTCGTTTGAAGTCAGCCTGGTTGTCGGGAAACAGTTCCATGGCGCGTGATCGGCTGGCATCTTTGCCAGCTCCTCGGTGCACGGCCTTCACCCAAGTGGCTGGGGCCACATAGGTCACAGGTAGCTTAAACGCCGCCAAGATGCCCTCGATCATGCCGAATGAACGGCCAAAGCTGAAGACGCTGGTGACGCCCTGACCGGCCATTGCGCTGACCTTTTCCACAAAGACGTGGCAGTCCTTGCCGGAATATAGGTACAGCAAGTCGGCCAGCTCGGTGGCAGAAACTTGCCGCTTGGCTTTGCCGTTGCGCTCCACCGTCATGGTGGGCATGTCGAATATCTTCAGGCTCTCGGGCGACATGACGGCGATTGCGCCTGAGAGGCCAGGGTCCACGCCAATGCAGTATTTGGTCATTTGACGGCGTCTTCCATAGCTTGGTTGATGACCTTCAGACGCGCTGAGATGAGTGCATCTGCGGCTTGGTCCAGCTTGATGACGCTGCCGTAGAGTGGCTCTGTGATGCCGTTGAGCCAACGCGAGACTTGAGCTTGATCAATCTCTGCCACTCGGCAGACATCGCTCATCTTGTACCCAGCCGACTCGGCCTTGTATTTGATGTCGTGGATTGCTTGTTGTGAGACTTTCATGTTTAGAATGTTAACCATGTTTTGTGGAAAGCGTCAAGTGTACAGTGAAAAAAGGGGGCTGACTCACGCCAACCCCCATAAGGCAACTGCTGGTGGAGATAACCAGCAAGCAGATTGTAGGGGAT